ATGATTAATACCTGCGGCAGTAGTTTGGTTGACCGTATTGATATTGAGTATCACCGTCTGGTTGAGATTTTTGGTCAACCCACCTATCTCGGTGACATCGATGGTAAGGTTCGTTGCGAGTGGATCATTGAGTTCTATGATGAGACGTATAACGAATACACCATCGCCACTATCTACGACTGGAAAGAAGATCCTTCTAAACCAGTTGAGTGGGTTCGCGATTGGCACGTTGGTGGTTTCCGTCGGCAAGCATTTGACTGTGTCATTGATGCCCTGTTCGGGAGCGTATTATGCAACTGAATGTTCTTCGCGAAGTCACTGAGTGGGAGGACAACACTCCCAACCACGAATACGTTCTGAATGATCAGGGCAAGATGGTTGCTTATAGAAAGCGTGGCGAAAGCGAGTGGTTCATCCCTGCTAAACCCAGGATGTTCTCTAAGAGTCGTCGCCGTTTTAAGAAGTTGAACGAAACATTTGAGGATTGAGTTATGGCAAGTGCATGGCGAAAGAAAAATCAACTGGCAAGACGCGAAGGTGCTCTTGCTCGGTTAAAAGACGCGAAGTTCTTTGAGAAGAACGATCGCACGATCGAACAATGGAAGGCGAGGATTGAGCAGGAAATTGAAATCCTCGAGAAAAGAATCATCGCGCAACAATAAGGGACTCCTATGTCTTATAGAGTGCATAATGACAAGACTGGTACATATCAGGATGTCGAAGGTTACGATGAGTTGATTCGCCTACAATGGGAAGCGAAGGGAGAATATGTGCCACGTGTAACTTATACTCCCCCACACGATATTCCTATCTGGGGTTATGTGAATCCTCATGTAATGAGAAATGATTTTATTAAGTCGACTGACGACGTAATAATGGGATAATAAATGTTATTCACCGCGTATTAAGCGTAGATTAGAAGGTTTATTCTCATGATCGACAAAAAGAATCATTGCGCGATGATCGGTGGACGACGGTCTGCTGAATGGGGGCGAGCAACGAAGAAAGGTTTAACGCACAGCCTGATTCCCCTCGAAATGTGTATATGTTAATGACACTTCGTTGCTCACTTTTTCGGGGAGGTTCCAGAGCGGTCAAATGGATCAGACTGTAAATCTGACGCGAGAGCTTCGGTGGTTCGAATCCACCTCTCCCCACCAAAAATTTTTTTAAAAATGTATTTACTTTTCTATTTGTTTTCAGTAGAATAGTATTTGTAAGTTGAGAAACCCTTTGAGGAAATTTGTTATGAGTCATGAAATTGAGTTTGTAAATGGTAAAGCACAAATGGCATACGCTGGTGAGTTGCCTTGGCACGGTCTCGGTACGCAGGTCGGCGACGATCTGACTCCGCGTGAGATCATGGTAGAAGCAGGTCTTGATTGGTCTGTAGAAAAGGAAGACGTGTTCTATGCGCGTAACGGCGAGATGGTACGTGCTCCCAAGCGACAGGCACTGATTCGTTCTTCTGATAATAAGTATCTGGACATCGTCAGCGATAACTGGATTCCTGTACAGAACGAGCAAGCATTTGAGTTTTTCGATGAGTACGTGAAGGCAGGCGGCATGTCTATGCATACTGCAGGATCGCTGAAGGACGGTCAGATTATCTGGGCATTGGCGAAGGTCAATGAGTCGTTCTCTTTATTCGGTGGTAAGGATGAGGTTGATTCCTACTTGCTACTGTCTAATCCACACAACTATGGTCGCGGTGTAGACGTTCGTTTCACCCCCATTCGTGTAGTGTGTAATAACACGCTGTCAATGTCGCTCAACGGTAAAGCATCGTTGGGTATCTCACTGAATCACCGTTCAGAGTTTAATGCTGATAAAGTTAAACTCGCTCTGGACGAAGCATCCCAGAAGATGGACTCCTATCGCGAGATGGCGCAGTTCCTGACTGAGAAGCGATTCACACAGGATACTTTGTTTGAATACTTCAATCGAGTATTCCCCAAGACCACGAATACCAAAGGTGCTACATCTTTCGACGAACTCATGAAGCAGTTTAAGAAAGGTGAAAAGGTTGTGTCTCGCAATGCTCAGCGAGCGTTGGAAGTTGTTGACACTCAACCAGGAGCGCAGTTTGGCGCTGGTTCATGGTGGTCAGCGTATAACGCTGTGACCTTTATGACGAATCACGAGATGGGTCATAACCCTGATACTCGTTTGCAGTCTGTATGGTATGGTACGAACAAGGATCGAAACATCGATGCACTTGGTCTTGCTGTTGAGTATGCCGAAGCGGCATAAGGTTTGGGAGGCACAGGTGCAGGGCAAGACCTGCACCCTCCCTGTTTTTTTCGATATAAATATATCCCAAAGCACTAAGGAGTAAGTACAATGGGTGATTTAATTTCAAAAATCTGGGCAATGATCACTAGATTATTCCCAACAATTGACGTGGATGTCAGCGATAATTCTGTTGCTGTAAAGGTTATTCCTTCAAGGGCAGATTTAGAGAAGATGTCTAAGAAAGAAATTGATGCTCTTGCTTCAGCAGAGTACGGGATCAATCTTGATGGTCGCAAGACTAAAGCAAAAATGATTGATCAGTTGTTTGCTGAGTTGGATGCACAAGACTAATGGAAGAAGTAATTCGGGACAAGGTTCAGGACTCCAACTATAAAAATTTCTTCGCAGAGATTGAACGGATTCGTGCTCATGATAATGTTGATTACATGGAAGCGATTATCAGTTACTGCGAGCAAAGGGATATAGAGGTAGAAATGGCTGCTAAATTTATTAATATGAATATAGCAATGAAATCAAAGATTCGCGAAGAAGCTGAAGATTTGAATTACTTGGAACGAACTGCTCGCCTTCCTATTTAAAAGGAAACTTTGTTATGGCTAATCATGTATCATCTTGTTTAAATTTCGTCACCATTTCCGAAGAAGGAAAAAAGGTTGTACGAGAAATCATTGAAACTATTCGTTCTCGCGACACCGATAAGTATTCCTCGCATCTAGGTTTTGCATTTACTGAAGATCTAGACACGATCGATCGCAATTTTATGTGCGAGCGTGTCGGTGCTAAATGGGCATATCTACATGACTCAGACGATGAATTTATGTCGTTTGAATCAGCGTGGTCGCCTGTTGAAGAATTCGTTGAATCTGTAATCGCTCAGGTTGCTGCAGTTGATGAGTCAGTTGTTGCGCGATATACATATGAAGACGAGATGCCAAACTTCATTGGCGTGCAAGTTTATAACAAGGATGGGTTATATGATGGTGAGGAGTTAGACAGCGAAGAGATGTTTGAGCATCTAACTCAAATCGCCCCAGAACTCAAGGAACAATACAGTGAAGATGAAGGATTCACTGATCAAGGATATGAAATCCTAAATGACATTCAATGGGATTTCATTAGCGATTGGCAGTATAATCGATCGCAAGAAATGATGGACTTTGATGACTAAATGTCTTGCCTTTGGCAAAAGTTTAGGTTAGAATATGTTTTGTGGTTATGAATAAAGTGAATAAACTGTTATACATTGCTAATACATTGCTAATACAAGGAAACAAAATATGAACGATTTTGCACAACTTAAAAAGAACCGTCAGTCTCAATTCGATAAACTGACTCAAGCAGCAGAAAAACTCGGTAACACTCAGCAGAAGTCTGGGCGTGATGAGCGATTCTGGAAACCTGTCGTTGATAAAGCAGGTAATGGTTCTGCCATTATTCGCTTCCTCCCTGCTCCGCAGAACGAAGATGTACCATTCGTCCGATACTGGGATCATGGATTCCAAGGTCCAGGTGGTTGGTATATCGAGAAGTCTTTGACTTCAATTGGTAAGGATGACCCTGTTGGCGAGTACAACAGCAAACTCTGGAACTCTGGTAATGACGCTGATAAAGAGCAAGCACGAAAGCAGAAACGCCGACTGCATTATATCTCTAATATCTTTGTCATTAAGGATCCTGGTAATCCTGACAATGAAGGCAAAGTATTCTTGTACGAGTACGGCAAGAAAATCTTTGATATGATCAACGATGTGATGCATCCTCAGTTTGAAGACGAAGAAGCAGTCAATCCTTTTGACTTCTGGGAAGGTGCAAACTTCCGACTTCGTATTCGTAATGTTGAAGGATATCGCAACTATGATAAGTCTGCGTTCGACGAACCTTCTACGTTGCTTGATGATGATGAAGAGATGGAAAAGATCTGGAAACTGCAGAACGGTCTGTCAGAGTTTCTTGATGAAAACAACTTCCGCTCTTATGAAGAACTTTCGCAGAAACTTGCGAAGGTACTTGGCGAAAACAATCGTCAGACTTCAGCGACCGCTGAAGATGTGCCGGAGATTGAGTATACCGCTCCCGTAGCAGAAGCAACTTCTGCTCCTGCGGAACCAACTCCTACGTTTGAAGATGATGACGATTCGCTTGACTTCTTTAAGAAGTTAGCTGAGGACTAAACTCAGGTTCGTTAAGTTTGTGCCCTGCTTCGGCGGGGCATTTTTTTATGACCTTGGATCCATTATACCTTGGAACCAACTATCCTTCGTCCTAA